GAAGCCGGTGAGCATTGGACGGGCGAATTGCTCAGACTGACGTATGCCCAAGCGTGGCAACAGGCACGCAACAGATTGCGTCAAGAGGGTGTCGCAGTCGGGGCACTGCCGGGGTCTGATCGTGATGATGGCGACTTGATAACGGCACTCGGGTCGATGCCCGTACCGAGGCAAACGCTTCGGGAGGTGTACTTGCGAACCTATGAGAATTTGCAGTCCATCGAGAGCGACATGACTGAGGTGGTGCGTGAAACACTAGTTAAG